TACTGTAGTCTAGCGATGCGTATACATAGCTCCCTAACACTGTTATACACGATAAAACAACTAGTGAGCCACCATAAAGTGTACCTATATCTACGTAGGTACCTGTATGATAGTACATTCCAGTTGTTGAGTCTTTACTGTATTTGTGTATTCCCTTAAGTGAAACACCGTTTCCTCCTATGGAAACATACAAATCATTTGACCCAATACCAGCATTTAGAGCCCCTGCGGCTATTAACCCAATATTGGCGTTTGAATCAACACCTCCTGCTAAAACCTGCTGCGAATAAGAAGACGAGCTCTGAAATGATGGTGCAACACCAGCACCATTAGACATTAAGACCTGTCCAGATGAACCTATTGCTATTTGAGAAAAAGATGTTGTTGTATCTGAATAAGGAATTAAATACTGTGTCCATGTAGACTTACCTGTGCCGCCATCACCCACAGGAACATCTGTACCGTCTGCACGGTAAACCCCCTTACCCTCTATTGTAATATCACCAGCACCACTCCTTGCCAGTGTTGTATCAGTAGCGTGACCTAACTCTATTGTTGTTGGTTGTAATGAACCACTTAGTACATAGTTCCCAGCACCAAATGTTCCCGCTAGGACAGCCGACGCTGGTAACCCCGTTACATTAGTCATTACACCACTTGCTGGTGTGCCTAGTGCTGGGGTAACCAGAATAGGACTTGTAAGAGTTTTATTGGTTAATGTCTTGGTAGTCTGTGAAAGGTAAGTATCAAGGTTAGCCACTGTAATAGCCTTAGCTCGATTTGTATCACTAACATCTCCCACGACAGCTAAATCACCAGTTGCTATGGTTGAGTTGTCTAATGTTTCGAGACCTCCAATTGTTTGGTTTGATGAATATGGCATAATTTAACTCTTTGCACTATAACTCCAGTCGAAGCTATTTGGCTCTAATAATAATTTATTTACTGTATCTATAAGCATAAAGAAAGTATCATCTATCATTAAGAAATTCTGTCCTGAAATAGTTGAATTACTTGAACTACTAGAGTTTTTTGAAGGTGATGTGTAATTTGAATTGTTTTTTGATGGATACATTATTTTGGGTTTCTATATCTAGGAATAATCTGGTTCTTGTTGTCGTCATTTCTATTAGACCAGTCTTCTGATAATAATTCTAATCTCTGGTTAAATATCTGTGAATAAGTTACTGCAAGTTGAGTATTGATTGGCATTAAATAAGCTGAAGCTGTATCATAACAAGGTAAATCGTGATAAGCATCCATAAAAGCTGGTTGTTGGGTTGTATCAGCAGTTGTAAAATCATCTCCCGAACGTTGAAATTGAACTTCTAATCCTGCTGTCATTGTTACACTTCCTGTCTTTGGAATTGGACTTAGTCTAATAGAGTTTCCTATTAATTTATATCTAATAGGCACACCATAATAATCTGAACCTGCTTGAGTTTCTTCTTCCTCTGGTAAGAGTGGAAATATCTGATAATAAAGTCCATCAGTCGCCATTATTCGTATTCTGTTTATTTTCCATAAGGTTGAAGCGTTGCCTCCTGAAGCTGAAGCTGGGAGTGTGTAGTCTCGTTGTCCGTTTACTAAGTCTATCGTTGCAATAGGAAAGTCTGTATAGTTAAAGTCATCCCATTTCCAATTTTTATCTACTCGTAAAAGAGCCATTGATACTTTTTTACAAGACTGATTAAAGTAAGAAGTTATCTGCTTAAATAGTGTAGTGTCGTTGGTTATTCCACCATCACCTAATTTACATAAACTCTCCGTAAATTGTATTGCCCCATTTTTATTTGTTGTGTCAGAGAATACCATTTTATTTCTTCTTAAAGTTATTTTTAAAGTCTACTAAATGATTAAAGATAGTTGCAACTATCTCATCACCCTCTAATTGTAAAGTATCATAATCATCAAACTGGTCTTCTAGAAAAGGTTTCATTAAATCTTTTGCTAAAGGAATTATCTTATCATTATATTTCTGTGCCTTTAAAGCTATTTTGTTTCTTTCTTCTTCTAAATTTTCTTTTTTCTTTTTAAGTTCTTCATATTTTTCGTGTAATTCTTTAGGAACTTGAGATATCATTCTATTATAAATTTCTTTCTTCAATTCTTTCATACTTTCTATTGCTTGTTCTACTGCTTGAGTTAGTACTTTTTCTTGTACTAAAATATCATCTATATCAACTTTCTTTTCTTCTTCTTGAACCTTTAAATCAGTTTCATTCATCTCTTTTTCGAGTTGTTCTATCTCATCTGATTTTTTTCTACCAATATTTATTAACTCTCCTTTTTTAATTAAGAGATTTTTTAGTTTGTCGTTTTCTATTTGAACTGTTTTTGGATACATAAATTTATTTGTTAGTTAGTAAAGTTTCATAAGACTCCTTCCATAAAGGAGCATTTTTCTCAATGGAATAGGTGTTCTCAACATACTCTTTAGCTTTGCGACCCATCTCTCTTCGTAATTCTTTATCTGCAATCAATCTTTCAATCTGTGCAATCCAACTTTCAGTAGTTGTTGCAATAAACATATATTCGCTATCGTTTGGATTGAATTGATAAGGAGAATCTCCACTAGAAAAACCTTGTGCGATAGTAGGAATTTCTAACATTGAATTCTCTAAGAATTTTAGATTAGACTTACAACGATTAAAATAAGAGTCAGAACGTGGAATTATAACCATATCTAATTTTAATTTGTTTAGATAGTCATAATAAACATCTGATTTGACAAAAGAATGCCACTCTACATTTACTTTATTCCAAAAAGCATATTCTTCTGTGTAAAGTTTCTTATAGATTTCATTCTCTCCTTCTGGTGGTAAGGAGAGTAAAACTAAACGAACTCTTGGGTCGTGTTGATAGTGTTCTATAATTGGTTTAAGGACTTCTACATCTGAAGTTATCCCTACCGAGCCAGTTATACCTATTCTTACGACATCAGTTTCATTTTTTAGTGGTTCAGGGTAATAAAATGGGTCTACTGTATTAGGTAAGACTACTACATTTGGATTTATTTGTTCGTATTCCTTTTTAAGAGCTTCAGTAGTACAAGTTATTAGGTCAGCTTCTTTTATAAAGGCTTCTATGTTCTTATTAAGTGTATCTAATCCTTTTTTGACCTTTTCTTGTGTCATATAATCGTTAAACTTGAAACCATTATAATCTTTATAGGTATCATCATTATCAAAAACTATCTTTTTGCCTACTTCTTTAAGTTTTTTCATTATACTAAATTGATATTCTTGTTCTGGTCTATGAAAAACTACTATATCAGCATCTAGTATAGCCTTTGCTTTTTGTTCTGCTGATATTCTTTGTAGGCTCATTGTTGTTCTGTCGCCATCCCATCCATTCTCTTGTAAAGGAAAAAGACACCTTACATTATAACTCCCCTCTAGCCCATTATTTGTGTAATATACTTTCATAATTATAATTTGCTTAATGCTTCTTCTATCTTTTTAGCGACCAACTCCTCTATTTTTCTATTTATCATTTCATCTATCTTTGAACCTACTTTATTTACTTCTGGTATATTTGGTGTTTCTGGTATATCTACTAAAGGTGGTGTTGGTGGTACATATTCTGGTTCTACTTTTTTAATTACTTCTTTTGTCCTAGCGTTGATAATGTTTCCATCTGGGTCTATTCTTTCACTTACTTTTTTTATATTTGGTGATATAACTACTCTTCCTTGTTCCATAAAATTGTTTTCCGTTTTGCACCTATTCCTCAAACGGAAATGGATAGGTGCAAACAATTAACTAATAATGTTTAATTGGATGTCCAAATTGCTACACCTGCTGTATCTCGGTTCTCTACAACTCCGTAGAGCAAGTCTGCGGTTGTAAGAGTTGCAAGATATTCAGGTAGGTAGTTTGATTGAATACGAACTCCGTATTTGCCTGTCATTGAACCTCCTGATAATGAACCTCCACTTCCTAATGGAGATGTAGCCCAATGCAAAGCGTCTCTGTGTGCAAGAGCGTTTGTTCTTCCAACTGTTCCTGAAATGTATTGAACATTTGCAGTAACATAAACTGGAATACCATACAAAGTTGCTTTTGGAGTTTTTGATGTTGGGTCATTAACTGGAGAGTTTATAGCCAAACTAAACTTATCAAGATTTTGCACTTGCTTCCAAAAAACGTTTGGGTGCATAAAGAATGCTACATCTTGAGTAGTATCAATTCCTATTCCTTCAAGAGCTGCAATAGCCTCACGGATTTCACTATCTGCAAGACTGGTTGTAGATGCACCGACAGTTGTTGAGAAATTATCAAACAATGCTGCGAGTGCGACTTCCAATTTTGAAGCGATAGTGTATCCTGCTCCTTTTGCATATCTCTCTTGTAGGTAATAAGAATGTTTAACTTGTGCTGCTTCCCTATCTTCTATTGCGAATGAACACTCATACCATTGGTCTACTGTCAAAGTTACCTTTGTGTCAGTAGCGTTGTTAAGAGTAACTGCCGTAGCATTACTTTTAGCTGCTGCTGCAAATTCAGTAAGATTTGGAGTATAGAGTGCTGAACCTCCACTAGACAATTCTGAAGAACGGTCAGTAAAGAAATCTGCAATCAAAAGTTTTAATTTAAAAAACTCATTAATTTTTTCTCCCCAAAGAAGTGGAATATTTGATGCAAGTGTCGTTGAAGACATCGTTGCGGTTGGTAATGTTCCTGTTGTCATAAATTTATAATGTTATATTCCCATCACTTTCTTGAATGCCTTTTCGTGTTCCTCACGGCTCATCTCTGGTTTGATTAAGGTTTCATCTTGCGATTCACCTGAACCTTTTGAAGCACCGAGTCTAGCTTTTTCCTTTTTTTCCTTTTCTTTCAAGTTATCTTGAAATACTAAGAATAGAGGGTCTTTGATAGCTTCTGTAAGGACTATACCTTTACCTTTTGCTATCACTTTCGCTTGCTCAATTTCTTCATCTGATAATCCACGAGCAATCAGTTTAAGTTCATCTGAAAGTTGTGGGTCGCTTTTAATGGGAGGATTAGCTTTGAGAACTTTAAGTTCCTCTTCAGCTTTTTTAGCTCTAGCAAGAATTTGAGATTTAGCTTTTTCAGCGTCATCTAATTTCTTTTGTAAAGCTACAGTGTCTTCCTGTTCACTGTTTTCGGTGTCATTGGCGACTTCCTTTTCCTCTGTGTCTGTGTCCACAGCGACTGTTTCTATGTCTTCCATAGA